AATAGAAATTGCTGGTTGATTGTTATATGAAAAATAATTAACAGTACCTGTTGTGTATATTGGAAATTGCGTGCTTCCAGAATATATTCTATTTAGTTGTACTCCTACTATTTCATCAACTGTTACAGTTGGTTCTGATTCAAAAATTATTTCAGATATATTAGATACATTTGGGTTTATAGGAACAGACCGACTCCATTTAACATTAGGTCGTCCTTGCCATTCTTCTGGAACCGTACTTCCATTTATTACGTTTGATTCTGCAATAATAGTTATAGTACAGTCTCCTGGTGACGTATCTGTATAAATATAAATTGCAATTACTCGAGACTTGTCTTCATCAAGATAATTAACAATTTCATAATAAATTGGATTACCATTATAATCTAAAACTTCTAAACCTATTTGTCCGCCTAATTTTAAATTAGTAGGATGTCCTCGTAGTTTAAATAGATTTTTTCCTGCAGTTAATCGCAAAGGAAATTCGGTAATTTGAAAATAATCAGGAGATGTTAATGATGTATCTTCGAAATATACCGGAATATCTCGTAATCCTTTATATACTGCTTCTTTACGTTTCATATTTCTAGATATCTTTTATATAAATATCACGAATAATATAATCAGGAATGATTAATACAGCTGTATCCGTTTATCTTATTTACTTCTATTAGATTATCTACCATATCTCGCATAGAATCAACGTGTGAAATAATTATTGAAAAATCAAATTTAGTTTTAAAATATTCAAATAAATTTACTACTGCAGAAATATGTTCTGCGTCTAAACTTCCCCAACCTTCATCGATTGCAATAAAATTGGGACGAGGTAATGCTGATACATTGATAAGTGCAATTCGGATTGCTAATGATGCAATAAACTTTTCCATGCCACTAGTTAATTCTAATGGCCAATAGTTATCTTCATCATAAATAATATATCCGTTGATATTTTTACCGTCTGTATTCAATACCATGTTAAATTCAACAATCTGATTGAGTACATTGTTTATTTCTGCTTCTATCTTAGGAAGTGCTTTAACTACTAGTTCCATTGCAATACCATCCCTTTTAACTGAATCTAAATAATATTCATATGCTCTATATTCAATTTCTAGTTGTTGGTATTTTTCTAAATTTTCTAATGCTGTACTTTTATGTGTTTTTGCTACTTCAATAGCACCATACATGTTTTTAATTTGTTCTTGAATTGCTTTTATATCAGTAGTGCATGTTATAATTTCCAATTTACATGTATCAATTAATCCATCAACCGTTTCATTGTGTTTAATTGATGTTTCATTTTTACTAAACAATTCTTGCCGTTCTAAACATGTTTCTAATTCAGATTCTCGAGTTTGTAAATCAGATTCTAAAATTTGTTGTTGTAATTCTGCTCGTTCTCGCAAATTAATATTTGTTGCAATATCAGCAGTTAATTCATTAAACGTTTGATTTGTTGCAACATGTACAGTTAATGCTAAAATTTTAGATGCATAATCCGTTGCTGTTTCTTGTAACGAATTTAATGTTTCTCGATCCGAATCAATTGTACTCTGGGCTTCGATTGCATCTTGTACAAATACGTTAGATGAACAGTATTTACAATTTGGATCATATTCGTGGGTGTTAAGATGATTAATTTTTTGTTGTTTCGCATTGCATATTCCTTGATGTGATGTAATTTGTAACAATAAACTACGTTGTTGTTCTTGCAATTTGTGTAATTGCTGTAATTTATCTGTTACAACTTTAATATTAATTTTTGATATGGTTGTTCTTGCTGATGAAATTGTTGCAGATATTGAGTCAATTCCTGTTTCTGAGATTTCAATTTCTTTTTGTAGTTGTTCAATTGAATTTTCTAAATTTTGCTCTATTTTAATTAAAGCATTGATATTAGGCCCATCATATGTAGTTGGCAATTTTGTTTCAATTAATGATACAATTTTTTCTTGTAGTGTGTTTCTAGTTTCTTGTAGTGTGTCTTCTGACTGTTCTAACTTTTGAATTTTATTTTGATTCTTAGTTATAATATCATCTGACTGAATAATTATTTCTGCAAAATCTGTTTTTTTATAATCTTTTAATCGACCTGATGTTTCTTTTATTTCATCGGCAGCAAGTTGATATAGTTGTTCAAATACTGTAATATCTAAAAACTGTGATAATAAATCTTTGCGTTCTTTTTGAGACTTTTCAATGAAATTATTATTATCAGCTTGAAGTGAAAATGCAGTTAAAATAAAATCATCATATGTACCTAAATAGCGACGAATTGATTTGTTTGTGTCACTTCGTTCTTCGCCATTTAAATTTTCAGTGTCTGTATAAAAATCTACATCGACCTTAACATGTTTTTCTTTTTTCTTGGTGCCGCGCCTTTCAATTGTATATTGAATGCCATTCATTTCAAATTTAAAAACGCCTTTAAATGTAGTTTTTTTGTTGTTTAAAACTTCATTTGCTTTGCCTGTTTTACTACACTTATCAAATATAGTATATGTAATTGCATCTAACAATGAAGATTTGCCTGATGTATTTGCAGCAAATAAACCGCATACATCTGACAAGTTTTCAAAATTAATAACATTGCCGTCGCCATATGAAAACATGTTTTCGAATTCAAATGATATAGGATGCCATGTTGTATGTCGTATTGATTCAACTGCAGGTAATTTTGAATTAATGGTTCGATTAATGTGTCGTACCGTATCAAGTTCTTGTGCGGTTGCTTGTGGAAAGTTTATATCAATATAATCAGTTAACAACGTATTTTGATATTCAACATCTCTAACATTGCCTATTGATATCGAAGTTGCAGAATTATTGTCAGTACTGGTTATTGTTCTTTGAATAGTTATATCCTGTACATTGTATTTTTTTCGAATAGTTGCAATCAAACGTTTCATATCTGCCGCACTAGTCTCGTTAAATTTAATACGAATTCTAGGTTTATTTGGCATTCGATGTGGTGATGTAACAATTGTCGAACCCAATGTTTCTATAGTTACATATCCATAATCATTTTGTATTTCAGCAAAGTCGGCACGACGATTTTCAACGTTCCACACCAATATCCCGTGGTCTAATGCTTCGCCATGATTTTGTTGAATTAATGATCCAGGATATGCAATAGTTTGTGCAGCATCTAAAAATTGTGCCGGTTTATGTATATCACCTAGCAATGTAATATCATGTCCTGTAAACATTTCTGTAGTTACATGCTCATTTGAAATTTGATATCCAATATCCGTTTTAGCAGTATTTACCGCTCCGTGATGCAATGCAATTTTATATGGCGCATCAAAATCTTTAGCTCGAACATATTCATCAGGTGTCTTATCAACAGCCATATGATTCCATGTAATTCCACCAAATTCAAACAATCCATTTTCTTTAATAAAAATTATATTAGGATTATTAATAACATCTAAAATAGGACTAACAGCATCAATGCGATGCATATTATTTAAATTCATGTCATGATTACCTAGAATAACAATTGTAGGTATTGCAAAGCCATTAAAGAAATCAACTAGCATTTGTACTAGTTCTGGTGACATATCTAATTTGCTGTGAACAATATCTCCAGTAACAACTGCAATACTATTTTCAGTTGAATGACTATTAATATAAGTAAACATGTTTTGAAATACTTCTCGGTATTCTGTATGTCTTTTTAATGTACGAATATGAATATCAGATACATGAAAGATTTTATCAATTTTACTAATAGTTGATTGTATTTTTTTTATTTCCATATAAGACCCATTCTTAATTCCATAACATGTTCAAATGTTAATACTGGAGTATTTTGTATAATTTCTGTAATTTTATTAAAACCTAATTCCGATGCATCTTCTGCCTGTAATTCAATAAAATATACATTTAATCCTTCTGCCATAAATCGTTCTGCAAATTGCAATGCATTGCGTAATGCGTCGGCATCCAAACAAATATAAATGTCTCGTACTCGTTTTTCAATAATTTTCTTTTGAAGTGCAGGTTGTATGATTTTACCAAATAATGGAATAGCATTTCGTTTAACTGCAATTGCATCAAATGCACCTTCACATAATACGATTGGCTCTGCCCAATTAATTGTCAAATCAAAACCAATAATATCTTTTGAAATTTTAGGATTTTTATGTTTAAATTTATCAGCTCGATAAAATGCTCTACTAACAAAATAATTCAATTGTCCGTCAGCATCATAACTTGGTATAATAATTTTTCCGGAATATTCTCCAGCTTCACAATAACCAATACGATATTTTAAGATATCAAAAATAGATACACCTCGTTGTGTAAGATAGTGAATTGCATTTCTATAATCAGGTGTATTTTTTTTGTTCCAAAGTGGTATGTATTCTTTTGGTAGTTGTATTATTTCTTGTTTTTCTTTGGTTGTATCAACACGATATTTTGCTGATTCAATTATTCTAGAAAGTTGGTCAAACCGTTCTTTTGGTAAATTTAATTGTTTAAACAAAGAAGCAATGCTTCGACCTTTTTTATCAGATATCCAACAATGCCAATGATTTTCTCCAGCACTAGTTGTTTTAATGTTAATTTCTAATTTTGGTTTGTAATGTGAAACGAATGGAGAGAAGAATGCAATGTTGTCTCCGGAAGTAGATTTCCCTTTACCCAATATTGATTCTAACAATTGGAGGAGTTTAAGATTCGTCATATTATAATATAATAAAATAATGTAAGGAATCCAATTTAATATATTATATATATTATATTATTAGTTAAGCACATACATTACATTACTGGCTTAACGATCGATTCAAAAAAACTGAATCAATCAATTAATTAAATAAATTCATTAATCTTCATAAAATATAGTTAAAATAATTGACACTTCCAACCTTAAGCAAAAAAACTTTTAACTTGTTGTGGAGATTCACCATTTTTAATACATTCCGCCATCCATTCTGCAGGAATATCTTTTTTACCTACATGTTTTATGCCTAATTTAATTGCATATGATTCATATGTAGTTTTACTTCCTTTTGATATTTTTTGTGTAGGAGCTTGGAATACCATGCGAATATCAATATCTGGATTTGATGCTAAAACATGTTTCATTTTAAGCCGATCAATGCTAGTCCAACGTCCTTTTGTTTCAATATACATTAATTGGCCATTCTTTTTTGTGAATATAAAATCAGGAGTATATTTTGCTTTACGCTCAGGCACTATGTAATTAAGTGTTTCTGTTTCGTAATTTAACGGATAATCCGCAGTTTTTATTTGTTCTGCAACTGTATGTTCTAATCCAGATTTATAACCGTATTTTAATGCTGCAGCACGTTTTGAATTACCCGAGCTGTGAAAATGATTTTTTGCCATAACTAGTTTTTAATAATTTATTTTGGTATTTCGAACCAAGCAGTTGGAAACCATGCGCTTTGTTTTCCAGATGTTATATAATACCATGTAAAAAATTGAGGATCTGCATTACCTGGAATCCAATACACTGTTGTATGTACACCTTTTATAATACTGTCAGTGCCTATAGTTGCGCCTTTATACATTCCTTTAAAATACCATTTTGCCTTATTAGATGGAGTAAAAAAATCTATAATTGATGCTAATCCAGCAGCTCCAAAACCACGACTTATAGTAGCAGCTGCCGTGCTTCCGCCACCGGTACTCGTAAATCCTTGTAAACTTTGCCACTGCGGGTCGACCCCCATTCTTACTGTTAAATTAGATTTACCATAAACCATTGGTTTAAATAACTTTGTTGCTAGAGTATATGGTTTACGGTCTTGACTACCTTTAAACAGGTTAAATGTAGCAACAGGAATAACAGACCCATTCTTTCCACGCATCAACCCCGATCCACCAGATGTTTTCTTTGCTTTCTCTGCCGCTGCTTTTTTCGTTTGTGCTAATGCAAGTAAAAGAGCATCATCTGCCATTTTCTTTGCTTTTTCTATATCAGCTTTTACTTTTTTCTGTTGCTCCGGTGACATCTTTTGTATTTTAGGATCTACTTTAGGATTTACTTTAGGATTTACTTTCGGAACTACTTTAGTAACAAGATGTGGCGGTAGTGGTCTGTTTAAATTTAATTGTTCTTGTAATATTTTAGATTCTATAATTGTCATATATCTAGGTTTGTAAGATATTAAATTTTCTGCAATGATCTTTATTTTGCTTCCTCCCGGAAAATAGAATCTTATCATTGTATTTATTAACTCCGGCGTGGCTGCTGTTCCGTCAGTACCGTTTTTATCTGGCGTTTCTGCTCCCCAACTTAACCAAGCAATAATTTTTGCAGAAATAGGACCATAATTACCGTCAGTGCCATAACCTACAAATTTATTAGCATCCGTTTTAAAATCAGGAAAATTTTCAGACAGCTTTATACCAAATGGACCTTTACATATATCAATTAAAACCTGTTGAACTTTTGCAAATTCATCATTATCTTTAATACCTTGTTTAAATCCAGCTTTTGGCATTTTAATTATAATTTCATCGCCTTTTAGTTCAACGTTTTTAAAGTCAGATGATCCAGAAGCAGCTGTGTTAATTGGATTTCCGTCAGCATCTGCCGGCCGGAACTCATAATTTTTCTTTTCTAATTCCCCTGGTTTAATTGGTTCTTTTGTTGGTTCTGTATTTGATACAATTGATTTTATAAAATCAGACCCTTTATCCACGACTTGACCAACTGTTGGTTTAGCTATTGCTAATTCTCGATAAACAGGCGCAGTTCCAATTAATCCATTTTGTTGAGCATCAATTACGCCGTCTTTACCATAAATTTTAATAGCTGCAGCGACAGGTAAAATTAATACATTACAAAAAAACTTTCTTTCAGCATCTCGTAAATCTGCGCCAAATATATAAACCCATTTATCATCACTAGTATGTGAATTTTCACCATATTGATCATTAATACGTACTCTTTTAACTAGAGTGTCTATATCAACAGTACCACCTGTTCTAGTTGATTGTATGCGAAATGCATATCCTTTTAATGCTCGTGCTTTGTCGACAACCGATCTTGGAGCTTGTTTAATTACAGTTTTAATTGTATCTTCAAATAAACTTTTGAAAATTATTTGTTCTAATATTTTATGCATAGTAGTTTTCTTATTTAGTATTTTATATAAATATGTATATCTTAATATTACTAGTATTTATCACCAATCAACCATCACCATATTACCATTCCATATCATTATATTGCCTGAATTAAAATCTAAATCTAAATCTAATTCCGGAATATTAGTTTTGTTTATATCTCGCTGTAAAGCCCGTAAAAAATTAACTAGCTTTTGACTAGTATCTCTAGCTCCGTCATTATCTAAAAATTCAAAAATACTAACTTCGCCTCCTTGAGATCTAGCATATTGAGCAAATTGTTTCATGAATTTATCAATTGTATTAGTATCTGCTGTAGTTAATTTTTTTGCATTTGCCATTATATACATATGTTGTTGGTCGTCGACATAGTAAATTGGAATAAAAGTCGTAAATTCAGTCCATCGTCCAACAATAGTAGTAGCCACCTCAAATTCATCACGTTCTTGTGTAATTTTAAAACAACGATCTTCACCATTTATTTCGTAAACACGTCCATTATCTCCCGCACCGATAAATTTAAACTGTTTATTTTTAATTTTATCTAATAGCCGGGTTAAATCCGTATCTACCATTTCTAATAATGATTTTAATCGTATCATCTCATTACCCTTTAAAAATTATATTTTTATCTAAATCTAAACGTATCAAAAAGTTCATATCAACATCATTTCTTTTACGAATTGAATTTGCTAATTTTCCAATAGCTAACAATTGTCCCGCATCATTATACATTCCAATTGTTGTAATATATGGCGCAAAATCGCTACCAGACACAAATGAATAATATGTAACATCATCATCTTGTGTTAATGTTATGTTAGTCGACATATTAAAATCGCCAGCATCTAAACGAGCAACTACACTTAATTCATTTATTGTAACGGTACTACGATATGATGCAGTAAATGGCGTATATATAATATTATTAAATCGATAATCGAGCGATGAAATTACTGCTATTCCCTGCTTAGTAAATATGTTTCCTACATATTGAGTTTGTAAAACACTTCCAGTCTCGCTACGGTCCATTAACGCACTTATCTCTAATCCCGTAAGCGACTTATTAAAGATTCTAACTTCATCAATTAAACCTTGTACGTTTGAGCTATTGGTGCTATAACCGCCTATTTTCAATGTATCCGTATTATCAATTCTTGCTGATGCTGTAAATGGAGAATTTGGAACAATTAATAAATTAGATGATGCATTAGAATGCAAAGTTCCATTAATATACATTTGCAATGAACTACCTGACTTTTGACAGACAACATGATACCACGAACTAGATACTGCGGTTGATGATGTAATTTGAGTTTTAAATGTATTGCTACCCGCAGCTGAAAATATCAATTGATTGCTACCACTTAATTCAATTTTAAACGGATATGTTGGACTTATTGAACTAGATGCTTTTGCTATAATCAATTGATTTGTAATACTTGTATTCGAACTACTTATAAAAAAAGATATTGCATAATTATTGTCTCGATCATATAATCCATCTATTTCAGTTTCAATAAATCCATTACCATTAAATTTAGCTGATAACCCTAATATATCTTGTTGACCCGATGTAGTATTAATTCCAGGAACATATGTAACATTTTCTGATTTATATGTAATTCTAGATGTATCAAAATATTCATTAAATCCTTCATAAAATTTTACATCGGAAACAATTGAACTAGTATTATATGAAGCATTATATAAATTTCCATATCGATCGGACTTTATATAAAGATTAGTTAATGTGCTATAAGATCCGGTACCATAATATGATGATCCATAAACTGCGCCTGTTATATAACTTCCGCTTAAAGTAAATGAACCAGGTTTTATTCCTTCTCCAATTTTAACTTGTGGAATTGAAAAAATAGATGCTGTTTGAAATAAAAACTTTTTCGTTCTAGTTATATCGGTAGGACCATATGTTTGTGCTGGGTTTGATTTGTATTTATAGTATAAATGATTTACACTAAAATATATTATGGATTGTAATGATCCGTCGATATTTGCAGCATCATTATATGTTAATTCACTACCCAATATTGGTAATACGGATGTATCACTATATACACCTTGTAACGGAAGTAAACTAGATGTACTACTACCCGACAATACACTCCAAGTTTTAAAAACTTGAAATGGATTAACATTAATATCAGACTGATCGATTTTTTTAAAAACCGCAGGATATACTCCTTGATATAAATTTTCGGTATTTTGTATTTTTATTTCTGCCATGATAGTAAAAGCCCCGGGACATTTAATATAAATATACCGGGGCCTAAATCATTGTTGTTTTTTAGAAATCTAATTTTACACGTATCAGTGATTCTCGTTGAAACGATTTTAATAACGGCTTACTTAATTTAGCAACAGCTAATAATTCTTGTTGATCATTATATAATCCTACTGTAGTTATATATGTTTTTGGATCGCCAATAAATGTTGATTGGGCAATTTGACCTACACTGCCAGAAACATATGATGGATTATTTGAAAAATTATATTCTGCATTTTTAATTCTTACAAAATAATGTGTACTAGTAACCTTTTCAGAATTTCTTGCAATAAAACTATATGGATCACTAGTTGACGGATTTGTAAAGAATGCTGATCCAGATATTGAATGATGTAATACAAAATGATTATTTCCTTCACTACTAGAACTAGTATTAGTTGCAAATCCAGATTGTTGATCTAACATTTTACCGTCTAGAATCAAAGTACCATAATCCGGATATACTAATCCATAATAAACAGGTGCTGCTGAATTATAAACACCGGAGTTGATCGATCCGGAAACAATATTATAAACTTTTCCTGATTGTCCAATTGATGCAGCTGCAATAGATGAATCATCAATCAATGTAATAATACCACTACCGGTAGCTACAGATCCTGTTGCGTTTGTAGCTCTAGATAATATTTTTACTAGTGGAATTTCAAAATTTCCTGGATCTAAACGTTCTTTTAATCTGCTACGTTTAAAATTAACTATATATATTGAATCAGTACTACCAGAACCTGCTGTCGTAAATCTAGTGTCAGTTGGGGCTAATAATAATTGTCTATATTGCGAATAAATAGCTTTAGATGGAGAATCATTTAATTGACCTTGTGAATCAGACCCACTACCTAATGCATGACCGTATGCCAATGAATATTGTACAGCCGCGCCTTCTGCTGACGGAGTGTCTTGATATACATCAACATAATATCGTCGTTGTGATGTAGTTTGGCCGGATGCAGTAAAATAAGTTGTTAAACTTGCTAAATTATCACTCCAAAGTCCACCGGTAACAATTTCTGTTTGATTTCCGACAACATCATTTACAGCATCAAATTTTGTATATGTTCTACCATTACGAGCTAAAACTTGTGTTTGCTGCATTTCAGCAACCATTTGATTTGCAAGTTGAGTTGCAAGTTGCTGTACTTGTTCGTTAATAACAGCTACAGCCGCTGGTGCACTAGCTACCCCACCTGGTGAGATATTGGCATTAAGATTGTTAGCAATAGGTACGGTTCCTAATCTAGGGACACCTCCTTGACACGGTTGTTGTTTTAAATTTTTAATCAACATTAATTTATTCATATTTTTTACCTATTAAATAGTTGCAGTAGTTGCTTTTTTAACTGTAACAGTTAAAGTAACACTTCCACCAGTTTCGTTTGCAATAATAGTAATTGTTGCAGTTTTATCTTCAATCATTTGAGTTTTTCCAATAACTCGGAATTCAAATCCTGCTACTGCAATACTTTGTGCATCTTCATTATCTCCAATAAAACGAGGAGTAGTTGGAAGCACTGAGTTTTGTAAAACTTTAGTTACTTGTATATCAGCAATCGTAGAATCAGACAATATTGCAGTATATCCTAAAGTTGCATTTCCGCCTTGGAAATTACTTGTATTTGGTGCAATAATTGCACTATCTCCTGGCGCTGATAATGTTATCGATGTATTACCAACATTTACAACCGGTATATTAGTTGTTTGTTTTGGCAATGTAATTAATTTATATTTCAATGCCTGCGTTTCATCTGGAACTGCTTCTGTAATTGGCATATTTTCTATAATAGTACCATAATATGAAGTTCCTAGTGGATGATCTGAATTCCATAGTGAATAATCAATTTCATCATCTCCTACTGCAAACTGAGTAATACTAAATGCACTACCTCCTTTAGCTAAAAGTTCACGTCCTTTTAATGTTAATATTGCGTCGACGGTTACGCTTGAATTATCTAAATATCCCATAATGTTTTAACCTTATTTTATATAAATATACATGTTATTGATTTTGATGTTAAACTAGTACAAAACTTCCTTGTTCTCCGTTATTTTGGTAGATCAATTGATTTGGATTAGCAGATCGCCATTCTACGACCGGGCCACCATCCACTGTTTGAGTTGAATTTATATTAAATGCAGGACTAGTTAATTTAGATCCAGCATATCGATGATTATCAATACCTGTTGGTAAATAATCCTGGACATCAACTCGACTACCGGTCCATCTAGTTATAACTGCAGATCCCGTAATATATCTAGTATCAGATGCTAACAATTTAATTGTTGAATATACTCCAGTTAAATAAACAGGTAATTCACCCTCACTCATCCAATATGGAGTAGAAGCTGTTATATAAGTACTACCCGAATATATTAAATAATCATACGTATATGGTGTACCATCATATTTTTGCGCAGTCGATGATGTTAAATATCCTTGTAATTGATCGTCATCCTCTGCAGAAATTTGTAAAATCTTCCCATCTACTTCGCCTAGGTATGTTATATATGCAGCCGATGCAGTTGGTGATATATTGTCAATTATACATGTATACGAATTATCAAATCTTTGTATTTTTGGAAGTATTGTATCTTTACTACGTTCTAAAATATTTGGTTGAATTAATATACCTGTTAATTTACTAGTACGGGCAGGTAATAATTGGTCTAATTGTTTAAAGAATGATAAATCAAACAATGTAAACATGTTAATATATGCATTAATATCATTTTTATTAGAATATTTTTTCCAATAAGTTTGAGCAGCTTGCACTAGTCTAGGATATGAGTTTGCCTCAGTCATTCCTGGATCACCAATATATTGATCTAATTCAGTGAATCCCAATTGAGCAATGATATCTTCATCAATCATGGTTTGCGGAGAAAAGTATACGCCTATTTTTTTGCTGTCTAATGGAGCTTTATCAAATTGACTACGTTCTGCTCTAGTTTTAACATCTAATGTTCCTACCAATTCATTTTCTTCTAAACGAATTTTATTATCATCAAATGTACCAGCCCCTAATGATATAGAATCATAATAATATGTTTCTTCGATTGAATCATATGGGGTTGCTAATGTCCATCCAGCAAATGAAGCAGAGATTGTCGACGCCTTAGGTTGATATCCACCTAAACTTGAAGTTAATGTATGATTAATTTTTTGTGTTAATGGTAATCGAAATACTAGTTCGTCATATGCATCTAAATTTCCGTTATATGCTGCTGGTGCACTAACATGATTATTAAATGCTGAATCTAATAAACTCGAAGACCAAAATCGTAATTCTTGAATTTGTCCTAAAAGTCTACTTGCTCCTGCAGATGTACTTCCTAATGTCAATGATGCAGAAGCAGCAAACGATGCTGTAGCTGACGCTGAAACAGCGGCAACAATTTTACCATATTTGGATTTCTTAGTTATTAGATCTAAATTAGTGCCATTTGTTCGTAACATTGTAGTTAACCAACTACCATCAAATAATTCAATATTAGCAGAGCTAGTACCATTAATTTTCATAGTACCAAGTGTACCACTAGTATAATCTAATGTTACGGTATTTGAACCTATAGTAAATAAATTCATTGTACTAGGCATTGTTGGATATTTAATAACATCTGCTGTACGGAAACGTAATTCTACAGTATTAATTGATTGTGAATAATTTACAGTAACAGTACCTGCACTACTACCACTTAAATCTAATGCATAATCAAAATTTAATTTTTTATATAATGGTACTCGTTCGAGTCTAGGTCCACCATATTCATTAATACTAATAAATGATTGCGGAATACCATAACAAGATAATAATGCCTGAATACTTCGTTTTGTTCCTTTAGACTTAAGTAATAACGGCAAATTATTAACAATTCTCCGCCAAACAGCGTATGTCATATCGCGGCCTGGTACAGAAGGATCGCCAACTGTATTAGATCCTGTAAGAGGAACTCCCGCTTCAGACGTGCCTAATACATATTTCCATAAATCTTGTGACTGATTTCCATCCGTTAACGTCCATCCAAATTGTTTTGCTACAGAATATAACAATTCATTTGGCATACCTAGCTTAGGATTTTCTACTCGTTTATTAATTAACGACATATGATTAATATACGTGTATAAAATATCATAATGCTGTCCGAGCATATTAACAAATGTAGATAATTGCTCATTATTAGCATCAAATCTAATATATTCTGGAATTGCATATATTAATGCATTTGAATTTAATGAATCATATAATGATGCAGTTACAATTAAATTGTTATACCACGATGAAAAACTAGTACTATTAATAGAAGCTAACGTATATGGACTAGTAGCATTTGTTTTCGGTACGGGAGTTACATAACTGCCGGTAATTTGAATAACATTTGACGATTCTCTAGGTAAATCATATGTAGTTACCATGGAAGCTGACTGATAATACATATACTGTTCGAATCCGTCAAATCCACCAATTAAATTAGTTTGTAAATTTAAAAAATCTTGAGCATTTGTAATCGCAACACTTCCGGAGATTAACGCTACCGCTGCACTTTGCGAAGTATAATATTCTAACAATTCTAATTTATATCTAAAATTAGCTAATCGTTCAGTTGCTGAGCTATAAAATATAAAATTATTGAAATCAGCATAGTTAATGTTTAATTTTGTAGACGACAAACTTCCGGAGAAATATGAATCTACTAGTTGTTGTGACGTTTGAGTTGATGAACCCAGTAAGTCTGACCATGTTTTTAATCCAGTATCATTTGATGTATTATATGCATATGATGCTTGCCAATTCGGACCTGATAATAATTTAGGTGATTGTACCAAGTTGTTAGCTAATACTATATTAATTTTATCAATGTATGGATTTTTTAGTTCTGCAACTATCCAACATTTAAAATTAATATCAAATTCTAATGGTAATTGGTCTTTTAATTTAACATATATGTATTCACCAATTACTACACTGTTAACAAATTGTATAGTTTGATTTCTACTAAAATTTAATAAGTATGATATAAACTTCGAATTTTTATCAATCGATGTTTGTTTTACCGTATCGATAAAATTAGTAATTTCTTGTAAAAATTTAGGATTACCTGAATCAATTGCGCGGAATCTTATTTCTGTACGATCTGGTGATATTTCATCAATACATATCGTTTGTTGTTCATAACTACCAATTAAATTTTTGAAGAAGTTAACAACGATCGTATAATTACCATATGATAATTTCAACGTATCGAGTTGTTTTTTAAGATCTATCCCGATACCATTTTTAATTGATATCGACTTATTAGTAGTTTTATCAACAAATTCAGATAATTTAGTAACTTGTTGTATTTTGTGATTACCTGTTATCCAAATATTTGATGAATATGCATGTAATTCTAATCTAATATCTTCTAAATTATTAGTAATTTCCGGGACAACTGGGAATTGATTAGACTCAAAATATGAAAATAATTGAGTTTCTATATCAGTAAATCGCTGTCCCGATGTTGATTTCGTTGCGAATTGAATTTGATCGATATTTTTATACTGCGTTAACATTTATTTCCTGATTCCAAAGATCTACATTTTTACTAGCATCGGATATTACCCAATATGATTGTATACTATTAATGGTGTGATATTGTGTATTATTATTTTGTCCTGATTTAGCACCTATTGAAAAAGTATCACTGATATCAAATTCTGAATTAGGAATAATGACATCAATAATTAAATTTTGAACTTCATATTGATTAATTGACCCTAAAACTGTAGGTTGAAATTGCGAAGTATTTGCATAAGTAAGGTACTCTCTATTTACTCCATTACTATTTGTGTTAATTATAGAAAAATAAGCGGTACCATAACCCGGAGTTGAATCATATCGATGTTGCAAGTTAATTCTAAATCTTAAATCAACCCCAGAATTTTTAATTTCTTTTGTAATATAATATGCATTTGTAGTTTTTTGTAAATCACCTTCTTCAACATCATCCATTAAAATACCGGAATATGTGTCACCCTCTACAATCCTAGAATCTGCAGATGGTGCATATCTAGCAAATATTGGGTCTGCAAGTTGAATATCTAAATCTAAATTAGTATCTAAGCTTATCGGATCAATAACATTGCTAACAGTAGCTGGAAATTTAAAATATCTAAATTGTGTATCAATAACTGGTAAGACTGATTTATTTAAAATTCCATAAGCGATGCCTTCAATTGTCAATATAGAAGAATCACCGTCTACAATAATATTACCAGCAGTATCCCTAGGATTAACAGAATCATTATTAGAAACTGTAGTTAACCCATTAATGATATATTTTGTATCCTTAAATTTTGAAACACTATCTGCCATTATCTAACTACTTTAAAATAAATGTCATCATCAACATACTGAACAGTAAAACCATCTACTATTTTTATTTGTAAACGATAATACCGTTCTGGTAAAAATCCGTTCATATCGACGTGAATAAAATTACTTGTACTATCACAACTTATTTTAGTATAAATATTATCATACGGAATAATGACTTCATCTGTAGCTGCATCTTTAATTGAATAATATGATGCCGTAGATAAAAACTTAATTGTTTCTATAGGAAATAAATTTGTAGGAGATTTTCTAGGATATTTATCCCGTGCATATAATCTAATTTTTGCTACTTCTGTATCTTTATAGACAGGTTTTAACTGCGTATATATTATATATGACTCTAAGTCTACCGGAGCTAACGATCCTGTTGTAAATGCACTGTTATCAAAGTACATCGTTAACTTAGGAACATATATTGTATGTGTATCTCTACTAAAATATCGTATAAATCCTTTTACATTATCATTAACCTCATCAGCATCTGAATACTGTAATAAAAATCCGTGATTTGGTATAGTTGCACCACTACTTCCACTTATCCATATTTTAATAGCAGCAGTAACATCCATGTTGATGTCTGTTGTTCTAGAAGAAAATGATTCAGATGTTACTAACCCAACAGACGAGCTACCTACCAAAATAGATCCAGACTGATACAGATAATTAGCACCTGTGCCAGAACCTGTTATATATAATGTACTTGTGCCTACTTGTGTATTACTACCAGAGATCCAATTGGAGCCACTATTAGAACCACTCCAAGATGCACCATCGGTAGTTAATGATGAAACTGTACCGGTACCATTAATCCAGGCCTGTCCTGCTATTTTTGCAAATATCGAATAATCTGATGGTAAATTTTTTGCATGTGATGTATATAATTGTAAAATAAATTTGCAATCATTAACTGTTTTTCCATATGTTGCTAATGATGCTGAAATTTCAGCCATATCAAATTTAAGTAAACCCCTAGATTTCAATAACGTGCTACCATCAGTTCCTAGACGTTTGCCGATTTCAATTATTTCATCTAATCCAGTATTATATGTTGGTGCTGATTCATATAATGTAGTATCTTTTTCTGCATAAAATATTCTAAACATGTATTTCCTTAATAATTTACAACTCGACCTTTAATATCTTGATTTAAAAATTTAACTTCAAATATACTAGGATCTAGTGATGGATAAATAATTCCGTTTTTAGTAGCAGTTAATAAATCATACGCATTGCCTGAATAATTTAATGTCGTATCATATAAATTATTAAATGTTATATTAACAACATTTAGTACTCCGGAGATATTACTTATCGTATTTAATATATCAGATTTTATAATTGGCTGATTAATTTGCCATTTATCTATATCAAAATATGATTTAAGTGAATCAATACATTTTAATAATACTTCGTTACTATTATAATTAGATAATACCGTAATTTCAAATTGTATACCTATATTAATAATAAATGCATCTTTAATATTTACAGCATCAGTTAAAATTCTATATTGATCTAAATATGTTTTTAAATTTTCTTTAACTGCTGTATTTAGTGATACTAATTGTTTATTTTGATCAAAGCCTAAAATATACATATTCATTGCTAATGGATTAGCAATTCTAGATTGTTGTAGATCAGCTTGTGCTATCTGATCATCTGGAACTATATATGCTTTCGCAACACTTCCAAATCTTGCTGGCATTGAATATGTTCGTATAATATAATCTTCAAGAGTTACTAATCTATTTTGTGTTGCAAAATTAGCTAATGCATTATTTTTTATGTCTTGTAATGTGTCAGAAAGCTTTGCGCCTGTTGCTGGTTCTGGATTATTAACGGTAATTGTAGATTTAATAAAATTAGATGCTGGCTGACTTAATGTTGAATTAACATCATCATTAAAAATGATATTATCAATAATAGTTAATACATTGGCTGAAACATTATCTTGAATGCCATTTCCTACCGTATATGTTACCGTTAATGTAGTATTCGACGGAGCTTGTCCATATGTCCTAGTATATAAAAAATTAGACGGGTCAATGTCGACATCTATAGTTCTACGAAAACTTGCTAGACCATTTCCTACATTTGTTGGGTTTGGAATTATTTCTTCATCATTATTATCTGAAACACCTGCTCCGAATTGTATCTCTAATTTATTATCGCTTCGAAGTCTAGTTATAAACCGTTTAGCAGTTTTCTTCATTTTTAATAAATTAGGAGCTGATGATCGGTATATTGATAATTCTGGATCATTTTCCGCTAAATTCGGAACTGATTCGAATATTGTATCTTGAGCTAAATATGGAACTTCAAACCAATTATCGCCATCTGACTCCGTAACGGACACAATTTCTATAACATTGATATCAGGTATTACAACGGCATCATACGCAATTGGACTAGTAAATGTATATGGAATTGTTTTGATATTTCCAGAAACTGCTTTTACTTGTTTTTTTAGTAAGAAATAAGTTGGTTGTGATGTTGTTGGATTAGTTTCATATACAGTAACAACGGTTGGGTCAATCGATGATGAATATGAAAACTCAATTGAATCTAATGTTCTAAATACAGAACTGCCGTTATTTTGTTTAATACGCATTCCTGGTTTGATTGATACTGCATAATTAAAATCCGGGGCAACTGTGCTACCTACTCCGATTGCTGGCAATAATTGATACACGTCTAACATTACATATGCCGGTATACTATTTTTTGGTGTATACCCTAAAGTTTTTGCGATATCATAAATATTAGTTCGTTCAGATGCTTGTTCTAGTAATGATTCTTTTAAATTATTGTCGACATAATACGATAAAACATCCCCTACATATGATGCTAATTCCATAAACAACATCCCGGGAGACGAGTCATTAAAATCAGTATATGTAGCAGGAAAATATTGTTTTGTAAAATCTATTAAATTTTTACGAAACTGCCCAAAATCTTTATTAAGATATGATATATCTTTTTTATTTTCCATAGTATTATATTC